AATATGACCGTATCGGGCGCAATCTGGGTGAGCACGTCAACCTGACTGCGAAACTCGACAAGCTCGGTGTGCAGCTCATTGCAGTATCTCAGGACTTTGGAAACAGTGCAGAGTCAAAGATAATGAAAACTCTTATGTGGGCAATGTCTGAATACTATGTTGACAACCTCGCAGCCGAAACACGAAAAGGACTAAAAGAGAATGCGCTGAAGGGTCTGCACAATGGCGGTGTTGCTCCTTTCGGATATGATGTAGTTGATCGCCGCTATGTTATCAATGAGTTGGAAGCAGAATATGTGTGCCGGATCTTCGACGCGGCTTTACATCATCGCGGCTTTACTGAGATCATACAAGAGCTATCAGAACGCGGCATAAAGGGCAAGCGCGGAAAGCCTATAAAGTATAGTCAGATATATGAAATGCTCCGTAATGAGAAATACACAGGCGTATATGCCTATTCTGTAGAAGAGGAAAAGAACCGCGCAGACCGTAGGCAAAAGCCAAACGCCATAAAAATAGAAAACGCCCTGCCGGTAATCATCGACAAGGCGGTATTTGAAGAGGTGCAGAAGATCATGAATGAACGTAAGCAAACAGGAAAGAAAGCCGGGTATCTGTGTAGCGGTCTTGTGTACTGCGAATGCGGCGCGAAAATGCACGGTATGAAGTCAGAGCGTAAAGGGCATACATACTATTATTTCGGCTGCTCGAAGAAGTGCGGCGTTCCCTCCGTCCGTATGGAAGAGGTTGACAAAGCTGCTGTGAAGTATCTCCATGAGCTTCTCAATGAAGATAATCAAAAGAAGATCGCCGACGCTATGAGGGCATACAAGGGCGGAGAACGTGAACGCCTGGAAGACTTCCAAAAGATATTACAAAAGAAGATCACTGAAAAGCAGCAGCGTTATGATAATTTGCTTGCGAACCTGTCAACCGGTGCGCTGCCTGCTCCTGTCGTTGCTGACATTGGAAAGGAAATGCAGGCGCTTCAAGCTGAAATTGAGTGCTTGCAGCATACAGAACCGCCGAAAGATTACAGCGTTGAAACTATTCGGAGCTGGTTACAATCTATCAAGAACGCCCCAGACGTTGACGCGGTTCATCTTCTCATTGAGCGCATAGATATAAAAAACAAGACCATTTTCAACATACAAAGTACATTAAAAACGGTCTTGGGTGATATTGGTTGCGGCGGCTTGCAACATATTTTACCCGAAATACTATTCAGATACATTGTTGAAAGCTGCTTACAATAGATCACCTATACAAAGCGCGATACTCTGCAAGTATCTCCGCAACTGTTTTCTCTTTTGCCAGTTTTCGCGCCGCTGCTTCTTCACGCCTGACTGCTTCAAAGTTTTCAGGCTGCCATGCAAAATATTTATCATAGTATGAATATGTATGACTACGGTAATATTCATTATATATTGTTCTTAACTCTTGACTGCGGCGCAGCTCAACCTCTGCTTTGTGCTTGATCTGACGCGCACGCTCACTACTGATATTCAGTATAGCAGCTATTTCTCCGAGTGTTTTTCCGTCAAAATAATACATCACAATAACTGCGCGCTGTCTCTCTTCCAGCGCGTTTACTTTTTCACGGATAAACTCAGAAATTGACTCACTTTCAAGATGATCCACAAACTCTGTGCTTTGTTCATCGGGCTGGAAGTCTCCGAGTGTTGCTCCGTCGGTGTCGTCTTCTTTGACAGGAATATCAAGAGATAATGCACCGTTGAGCGCGTCCGCTGTCTTGTTGCGCACTCCGAGAAGATTGTTGACCGCGTTGCGGAACGGAAAGCCAATAAATGTAATAAACTTAAAGCCGCTTTCAGGCTTAAACGCTCTGAGGGCTACCGTGAAAGCAATATATCCAGCTTGCTTTATATCCCATAGCTCCACACCATGAGCTGCACACATAGCTGTATGTGCTTCATAATACTGACTTGCTTTCATATAAACAAAAGCGCGCACTTTATCCCATAGCAGCGGTATTAGTTCTTCATTTTCTCCAGAGTGAATGAATGTTGCTAACTGCTCATTAGTCATAAAATACGCCCCCTCAAAAGATACAACAGACGTAGCATACAAAGTTATTTAGTCTATAAGCCCCTCACCACCGATCTGAGCCATTACATCAGCAAGCTTCGGAGATTGTTCAACTGTAGCGTGTATTTTCACTTGATATACTCCTGTCATGCGGTTAAGTATATCTATTGCTCGAAGCCTATCAACAACGGCGATATGCTCATTTCTTATAAAATCAGACAAGAATATTTGACGCTGCTTTGCGGTCATTATTCTTTCATCGTTTTCCTTTTCTACAATGCTTTTTATATACTCAGCAATGCCACTATTTGCCACCAGTTTATATGCATTTCCTCTTGAAAACCGTTTAGAATATCCCGCCATTATAGCGGCTTTTTCCGCGTTCCCACACTGAGTATAATATTCCGCAAACCTCTTTTGCTTAAGGTTCATATATTCACCTTATTTCAAGTTATAATTATCATCAAGTTGATTCTCGAGGGTGTCAACATATCCCATAAGCCAGCCAATATAGCTTTTATCGCCTTCCATTTTCCGAATACTTGTTGATAACGATGTTTTGAGCTTTTCTAAAAAGTCAACGTTCTTTTCGTATTCATCAACCGGTATTTTCGATAAAAGAGCCGCAGCCTTTGAGTGATCCGGTATATCATTAATTGCACCCTTGAGTATGGTTAACGCGCCGACATCGCCTTTATATTTATCGATGATACTTTCAACGTCTTCATTTCCCATAGTTCCGGATTTTATCATATCCGCAGCATTTTTCAATCCGATCTGATAACCGCTATCTGCAAGGTGAACCGTAACGCTCTTTTTGCGATCGCTTTTCATATTCTTAATAACCGAGTCAATTTCGGCTTCTGCCTTTCCTGCCGTTTTATCAAAAACAACTTTGTATTCTTCCTTGATCTCGTCTATTTTCTGCTTTTTTCCCTCTTGAGTAAGCAGAAGAGACGCTGTTATATCGTTTATCTCCTTCTGAAAGCTTTCGTGCTCCCTTTTGGCGTTGTTGATAATAGCTGACAAAGTTAATGATTTCATAAAAATAATTCCTTTCATTTTAAATAATAGATTCAAAAAAAGCATGAAAAAACCTAATAAAAGGTTTTCCCATGCCTTGAAAGCTAACCGCATAATGCGACGGTACTTGTTTTATTTACCCGTAATAAAAGTGAAAAAATGGAAAACGTTTGAAAGCGTTCCCGTGCTGAAAGCTAACCGCAAACGTTCAACTACACGCTGCGGCGGTACTATCACTCCGAAAGAAGACTATTGGTGTACTATCCCACCAATATAATTATACCATATTCAATAAATATGTCAAGCTGTTTTGTAGTATTTTGTAGTAAAATATTAAGATATAAAAAATGAGAGCCACCACAGCCGAACATAGCCGTAGTCGCTCTCATCTCTGATAGCATTTCTGCTTTCAATTATATTATATCAAACATAATGCTTTCTGTCAAGCTCCACGTTCAGCGACACACCGACGCCGCACTCTGAATAGGATAATTATACCACCAACAACGCAAACCCCGTAAAATGCGAAATAAAGCGCTCTGTGAAAGAGTGCTTTACTGTTGTTATTTCTTTGTCTCGGTCTTCTGCTTTTTACCGCGTCCGTCAGCTATGTAAATATGATAGAACGGTTTATGCCTGTCCGATCTGGTAAGTGTGACGGAGCTGTGACACTGAAGCTCTTCCAGGAAGAGCGCCGCGAGTCTGTCAGCTCTCTTTTCCTCGTCTTTGGTGTATGCGATCTTGACTTTCACTTTCTTCTGCTCCTTTCTTCTCTTATTCCCTGAATGCGTCCAGCTGTATAAATTGCAGCGATAGCACGTAAAAATTTCCAACGATTATCACTTTCAGAGTCTTTCATCTTCATAAATTCGTTGTATATGTCGTCTGCTCTGTATATGTCGTCAGTAGTGCCAAATTTATCTGAAAGCGCTGCGGCTTCCTGTGGTGTTATCAGCTCGGGCGGTGTAATTCTCTGTATCATTTTCTCACACCTCCGAATTATCTTTGAAAGAGCATTCCTCACAAAGAACCTGTGAGCTGTAAAGATCGCCGCCAGTCTCGTATATCTCCGAAATTTCAACGGCGTGCTCTTTTCCGCATACCGGGCAGATAGTGAACACGTTTTCATCAGTTATCTCTGCTCTGATCTCAGTTGTTTCATTTACCTTTACTTTTACAAAAAACATATATATATTCCTCCTGTTTATACTCTGCTTAGAATAATACCTCTGCGGCGCTGACGCGCGCGCTTATCCTGTATTTGTTCGCTTTTCTCGAAGTCGATAAGCTCGCAGCGTTTAGGCTCATACTCTGTTATGGTCTGCATTAATACCGCGAGAAAAAGACGGTTTTGAGGGCTTAGCTCTTCTAAAAGCTCAATAAAGCGTTTTTCGGTGTTGTTCATCTTCTTCACCTCAATAACTCTTTAGCCGCATTAAAGCCAGTTATAAACCCTTGTCTTGCGTAACTCCAGAACAAGTCGGTAAAATCAATTTCACCTTCGTTTCTGGCTTCTGCATTATCGGAAAGCGGCGGCAAGTATTTATTAAAAAGTTCGTCCGCCATGCTGCTGAGTTCGCCGTTATCAATTGCATTTTCGCTTCCTTCTGTGAGTGAGTCAAATAAAAGTCCTATTAAGTCCATGCTTTTTACTCCTTACTATTGATTTTTCGGAGCTGGTCATGTATAATATAGTTGTGGTCTGACCTGCTCCGTGTGGGTTGTCCTGTCCGTTGGTATTCGCGGTACCAGCGGACTTTTTTTATCTGAGAAGTTCAAGATCTGCATCAAGAGTCCCGAGACTATCATTGACTTCTGTAATTCTATTGTCAATGCTTTCAAGTGCCTCTCTCAGTTCCAGAAGCGTGGCGATCTTCATCGCCTGCAAAGACTGGTCAATACTTGTGCTGGTATCGGCTGCGATGTCTCGAGCAGTATCGAGAATATCGCAAGTATTATCGTAAAGTGTGTGTGACATTGTGTTTTCACCTCTCTTTCATTTGTGCCCTCGCGCGCGAAAAGACACAGAATTATTTGGCATTATTGAAGCAAACCGCAAAATATAGGACTGCGTTCAAGCTCGCCAGTTGGCGACATTGATAGATGCCTTTTTTAATGTTGCCAAATAAGAATTTATTCAGGCGGCTTTGTATATGTGGCTATAATACGTTATTTGGTTCATTCTCGCCAAATAAAATATTGTTCTTATAACTTGGCGACATTGAACATTTTACCTTTCAATCTCGCCAAATAAGTTATTTAGTATCTTCAAGAAGCTCTGCGCCTTCAAATAGACGTTCTTTCTTGAATTTCTCTTTGTCAATGTCTGGGTGCAGCCAGTAGGTGCATTTGGTGTTGCCGTAACCGATCATTAACGTTTCAAGTCCTAATTCTTTTTTTGCACGCTGCATACTTCTTTCACTTACGCCGGAAGCGGCTTCAAGTGTCTTAACCTGTGAAAGTTCCGTCCAGCCCTCTTCACCTAACAGCTCGCGCAGCATTTCAACAGCTTCATCAAGTCTGACGCTTGGCTTCTCGCGTGTTTTCTTCTTTGCGTTGAGTACATCAACGGCTTTCAGGTCTGAAAACTCGTCAAACACAATGCCGCCGTTGCTCGGGTCAATGTGGAAAACAATACTATCACCGGGCGCTGCAAGGCTGCTTTTTTCATGGCATACAACGCGCTTGTGTGAGTCGTCCGGGTGCTTTCCCATTATAAGCATACTACGCGCGATACCTACAAAATCAATACTTCCAAGTGCTCTGTATAATGGGTCTGTACTCATTTTTGAATTGTGCATAATGAGAATAACCGCGCATTCGTACTCTTCAGCAAGCCGACCGATATTAGCGAGTACAGGTCTTACCTCATTTGCGCGGTGCATATCCACGTTTGCACCTAAATACGCTTGCAATGGGTCAAAGATCATCAGCGCCGGGTGTTGGTCTTTCATGATCTTTTCAATGATCTCAGGCGTGCTTGAAAAGTCAATCGTTCTTTTGCTTTCATCAAATGCCTTGAAAAATTTCAAGTTTGCTTCTGGTCTGATCGTGAGCAGTCGCGGCTTGATAGTGTCTGCGAGTCCGTCTTCTGCTGTCTGATATATAACCGTCTGAGGTACTCGAACCGCGAAAGACTCTTGACCGAAGAACGGCGCGCCATTTGTAACCATAGCAGCCAGATACAGCGAGAAGAACGTTTTTCCCGTTCCTGGATCCGCAGTCATTAGCGTGATCTTTCCGCGCGGTATGTATGGGAACCATAACCACTTTGTTTTCTGTGCTTCCAGCTCGTTGAAATCGACATAAGCACTTTCAATCGTCAGCGGTTTTGTACTCCGTACTAGCTCAATGAGCGCTTCAACAGTGCCGCCGTGCTCGATAAAGTCTGTAACGTCTGCTTTCTCGGGTATGTCTTTCCATATCTCGCACAAATTAACTACCTTTACGTTTGCAGCTTTGTCAATGATACCGTCAACACACTTCTGCGCTAACTGCTGCCCGTTCTTGTCGTTATCAGGTATTATAATAACCTCGCGCCCATTGAAATAGTTTTCAAAAGCCTTATCCCATGAGTTCGCGCCGTTTGGCACCGATACCGCCGGAAGTCGAAAGCGTGCCAAAGTATCAACATCTTTTTCGCCCTCAACGAAAAACAGCTTTTTCAAGTCTTTCACAGCATGCCAGTTATACATTATCGGCATATCGGGTTTACTCCATTTACCACCGGGCTGCTCCCATGTAAAGAGCTTTTTCCCATTGCTTTCATATACATATTTGTGCTTGATCGCTACAAGAGCACCGTCAAGATCATAGTAATTATACTTTGCAACTTCTCTTTTCGCGCCCTGTGATGTGCTCGGCGGTGTGTGCACCTTGAAATCCTTTGCAGCCGTGTCATTAAATAAGTCCGCTTCTGTAAGCCCTACGGCTTCAACTATTTCTTTAGGCTCGCAGCCAGTGAAACAGTGCAGAAGTATTTTCCCGTCTTTGGCTTCAGATATGCTCAAACTGTTGTTATTGTCGCCGTGAGCTGGACAAAGTGCCGTGTAACCGTCACCGCAACGCTTAACGCCGTCAAAGTATTGCAGTAATTCCGATAATATCAATCATTATCACCGCCCCACTCTGAAAGCAGCCTTTCAGCACTTCTCAACGTTATTTCTATACTGTGAGCTCGTGCTGCTTCTTGGTGTATAAAGGCTCTGAGCTCCGTCCGTGTCTCAGGGTAGAAATAACCGTCATTGCTGCTGCATATAACCACACCAGAACGGCGCAACCGTTCAATACACTGTCTCACGTCTCGACTGTCAAGACCTGTCAGCTCTTCCAGTTCAGCAGATTTTACGGCATTTATTTGCCCTTTGCGGAGCGCGTGAATAATAATATCAGTTGGCTTCATCATCACCGCCCCCATTTCCGAAGATTGCACCAGCTCCGAAGTGCTCAACCAGGAACGCGGCTATTTTGTCCGCTGGTATGTCTGCATACTCAGCAGCTATCATGGCCGGCTCGCCGTTGATGATCTGCATTGTGGCGGCTACCGGTACGCGACAGATATTTTCTTTTACCTCGTTCATGTTCTGACCTCGCTTTCTGTTGGAATGATGTCCTCAATGTTACATTCAAGACCGCTGCATATCTTAGCCGCTGTCTGAGGGTTACAAGTTCCACGGCTCTTGATCGTTGAAAGATTCTGTCGTGAAACGCCTATCCTTTCAGCAAGCTTTGAAACTGTCAGCCCTTTTTTCACCGTAAGGACTTCAATTTTCTGTCTGTCGATTTTCATTTTATCACCTCCAAGAATGTT